AGGTCGTTCCAAGCACTGCCATTATATTTCTGCCATTTACTTACTGCAGAACTCCATCGAATAGAGTTAGTAGGTACGTTTGTTGCTGAAGTGACAGCAGGGTCAAGCCCTACTGCCAAATCATCAAAGCGTAAATCTAACTCTGTTACGAAATTAGTATAAGTACTAGTAAGTACCGGCTTTGAATGATCTGCCATATTTTAATATCCTTTTATAGCCCAAGATGCAGAACCTGATACTCTAGCACCTGTATTATCGAATAGGTAAAGTTTGAATGATTGCGGATACAATGTACCAGCACCACTTGTATTTGCAGTTGTCATATTTACAACAAAAGTGTTTGATGTAGAAGACAATACTGTATAAACAGCAGTAATACCAGTACCACTAGAAAAATACAACTTAACTTTTTGACCTGCAATTAGCTCATGAGCAGTACTTGTTACAGTACAACTATTTGAGACAACAGAATAAGTAGTATTTAATATACTATCATTAAAATCATAAACAGGAGTAATAGGGGTAGTTCCTGATGGTGATAATGTAATACTCTGTACGTCGATAAACTCTTTATTAAAGTTAACAATAGTTCCTAGAGTATCTCCAGCTATGCCAGCTACACTCCCTGCATCATTCTTTAGTTTAGAGTCTGCTCTAACAGAAAGCTCTGCAATTTCATATAGATCTTTATCTGTCGGTGCAGTTACAGTCAGCCTTACCTTAACGTATCTGAAGTTTGTTCCATATACATCGGTAACTCCATTATACTCTACGAAGGTAGAGTTGTCAAGAGATAAACTTATTTTAGGTATTACTGTAGGGTTACCTGCAATAACAGCTCCACGAGAGTTTAATACTACCCTGCTAGAAGATAGAACTACACCAAAGTCGAAAGTCTCTTCATAGAATGCACTTCCATTTGTAGGCTGTACGTAGATAGGGTATCCTGCATTGACTTGTGCTTGAGGGCTTGCCCAGCTTCTTGTAGTAAAGTGCTGTTGAAAAGTCTCTACAGTATTCACTGGTAATGCTAAAACATTGCCATCAAAAGAAGCAGAGGACTTAGTGCCAGTGAAACTACTAAAGTATTCTCCATTGAAAGTAAAATCAGGTGGTTCATTTACTAGTGTAGTAATAGCAACTGGTTCGCTTTCAATAGCATCAGTATCTACAGCAGCTAACCAATAGGTATACTCTGCGCCTACAATCTCTGTAATAGTAGTGAAAGCTCCTTTTTTATCTCCAATAACTGTAGCAGTTTCCCACACTGCACCTCTCTTAATTAACACATGGTCAATCGGAAGAGAAGTCCTTTGGGGTAAAGTCCAGAAAAGCATAACTGTATTATCAATTACTTGTGCTCTTGCATCAGACACAGGATCTGGCGCTGCCTTAGTAACTAACTGAGAAAAACCTGAAGATTTATTCCCATGAATATCTACTGTTTTAATAGTGAATAATCTTCCACCGACCCAATCCGCTGCAATGGTAATAGTATTACCTTTTACAGTTTTTACACTACCGTTGTAAGTTAACTCATAGTAGGATATATCAAACTCAGAGGCTGTTACATCGTTCCAATTTAGATTAACTGTAGCACTTGTTAGAGCAGTATCTTCGTAGTCAAATGAAAATGATTCGATATTTGAAGGTGTAGGAAGAGAGTAAGAAACACTTGTAGGATTTAAGCTATAGTTTCCAGCTGAATCAACTGCTTTAACATAGAATGTAAAGGCAGTATTATACTGTATAAATGCACGGTTAGCATCTCCATAGAAAAGCCTACTTATATCGTTAGAACCCCAACCACTATCTGAATCTCTGACTTCATATGTATATACATCTAGTTCTGGATTATTATCCCATGTAAGAAGTAACTGACCACTTGACTTATCCGAGAATACTTTGAAATTTGTTACATCTGAAGGTGGGTTAGTCTTTCCTACTACTGTATGATTAGAGTAAGAACTCCAGTTCCCAACAATACCATTACGACCAACATAGCGCATTCTAATCTTATAAGTACTGCCCTCTTGAACGTCACCAATAGATGCAGAACCTTTTTGATACGGAACAAAGATAGATCTAAAGTTTAAGCCTGCAGTAGCTGCTAATAGGTCATATTGTACTTCTACAGATTCTACTACGGCAGGAAGCTGTGATGCGTTTACATATGCAGCTGCAATTCTATATTGAAACACACCCTTAGATATTCTCTCCATTACAGATTCATCACTAACAAAACCAGTGATCTGTGGAACCTTATTACCAAAATTCTCAACTTGTAATCTAGGCGGCAACGTTATCTGAGATTCAAATACAACAGCTGCAGTTAGGTTTAAATACTGAGTGTATATGTTATATTCAGATGTTACGCCATAATCTACTAAAGTAAGTCTAGCTGAGTTATTTGCAGAAGGTTCAATACCTATTACAATACAGTCTTGAGCCTCTTGTTGTAATTCTCCGAATAAGAATAGATCCAGTACATCAGCTTCTGTTGTAGTCACTGCAGTAGTTAAATCAACTTCATTATAGTAACCATCTGTAGTTTTAGCTACAAGAGTTCTTACTGTAGAAGCACCTAGTTTACTTCTAAATCGTAGGGTATAATTAACACCCGCTTGCATTGGAAGATCTTCGTCTAGCAGTAGCTTAGTACTTGATAACCTAGTTTTAATTCTACCGGAACCTAAACCCCACATTGGGACATCGTGCATTACTTTTACACGATCACCTCTATTACATACTAAGTATTCTATGTCAGAATTAAGAGTATAAACTTCTGGTCTGAGTTTAATCTGTGCCATATGCCAACGAGCATGATCGACAACTAGGCTGCGTTTAGTTACACCTGGAAGAGTAATGCTTTCAAATAATGTAGCATTTGTAGCTGTCTTACCTATATCATAAACAATAGTTTCTGATTCTTGGTAATCTCTATCTTCATCGTAGAATGTTACACGTAAACCTTCTGGACGTTTAGGCAGTACTTTTGTAGCTTCAAAACCCCAAGAGTTATGCGGTGTAAAATGCTGAATTACATTTGGTTTAACTTCGTCTATAACTACTGTCCATTTACCATCAACAAGTGCAGGACTAGCTCTACCAGCAGCACAAATATCTCTGATAACTTCTAGTATACTTCTAGCTTCTCCTAATATACCGTTGTACTCAAAACCCATGCTTTGGCAGTAATTGTAGAAGTATTGCAACTGCGCTAGATTGATTTGAGTATTTGCGTTAGTAACCTTACGTGGGTTAGCTGGATGCTCTAGTACGTAGCGCATCAAAGCTGCTGGGTTATTTGTATTACCATCTACCCATGCAGTTCCATTCCAATCTTTACACCAAGTTTGGACTACTGCACTAATACCTTGAATGCTTCCATTTAGTTGCTCAGTAGCCTTAATTTTGAAAGCTGTCTTTGCAATCTTAGTTCCAACAGGATCAACTGCAGGCGTAACATTACGTAAGAATGTTACATCTTGTAGAATGGAAACAAAGTAGTAACGAATATCTGGATTGTCTTCTACGTTATCCCCAGTCTCTCTTCGTGCTCTAACTAGCATCTGTGGATTATTTAAACCTGAGTATGTACGTGTAGTAGTAAATGCATCTTTCTTAGCCGTATCTCCACCTATAGTTAATAACTCAAGTAAAGTAAAAGTAGTACCTGAATCATTAGAAGACTCAAGTCTAATATTCACTGAAGTAGCTGCAGAGTTACCTGCATTATCTCCTTTAGTGAATATCTTACGTAAACCCTGTGGGAAATGCAAAGCTACCGTAACTGAAGTAACAGGCACAATCTCTTCGTTTGTGTTAAACTCTGTGCCAGTAGCGGCCTCGAACCAAGGACCAGGAGCTACTGTTGCTTCTGGGTTGCCATCACATACTAATTCAATCTGTGTATTAATCTGTGTTATGTCGTTTCCATAGATAGAATCAAAGTCCCTCTTAGTAGTTGCAGAAGGTTCAGTTTTTCTATCAAGTGTAATGTAATTGTAATCTGTAAAGTTAGTTAAAGGTATTGCACCTATTCTTAAAGTAGCAGCATCAATAGTTAAAGGGCCATAGCCCCATACTAATAGCATAGATAAATAACTATCGCGTTCATTTTCGTATGTCAAGAAGTTTACGGAACCTAGTGGA